AGCCAAGCCCGGTATTTCGGTAGTGTTTCGGTCGCCAGGTAGTAGCCATATTATAAAAATCAATAAGTTATAAGGGGGTCGGTAGTGGAAACAGAGGTCAGGCATGTACGGATTGCAGATTTAAAGCCGTTCGAACGTAACCCGAAGGTACACTCAGACGCCCAGGTTGGAAGAATTGCCGCGTCAATAATTGAATTCGGGTTTATTAATCCAGTGCTGGTATCTTCGGAACTCGGAGTTATTGCCGGTCACGGTCGGATCCTCGCGGCGAAAAGTCTTGGAATGGAAACCGTGCCGTGCCTGGCAGCGGATCATTTGACCCCAAAACAAGTCAAGGCATATATAATCGCGGACAATGCGACGGCCGACTCTCCATGGTCCGATGTGTACCTGTGGGAGATGGTAGGAGAGTTAAGCGCGGAAGGGGTGAACTTAAACGCTATCGGGTTCAATGAAACCGCCCTGCGGGATCTTTTAAACGAAGTTCCGGATGATGTTGGATTTCAGGAACCAACCAACGAGGAAGCGTTCACCCCAAAAATAGTTGATCACTCCGGAATGACTAAGGCTGATACGGACCGCGTGGCTTCCGGGAAAAACAATACAGTCGTTTCCCTTGGTAGGATGGCGGCGATGGTAAATCATGACATGGTAGTTACTATACAGGGAAAAATACGAAATAAATTCAAAGCGAACACAGACGAGGAAAACCTTGAACTCTTTTGCGCGTGGCTCAACACAACAGGCCTTGTCGGTTAATATCGCCGGCGGGGTGGACTCGGTTACCCGGTACACTATTGAAATGCTTACAGAGATCTGTCACCGGTTTGGCGTGGAAATACGTTCGGCAGAGGACGCGGGCGCTCTATGGGTGTCTGTTTGTGACCCCGACGACATGCCGGCCGTGGTGCATGCTCGATCGATCGCAAAGGGGCGCCCGGTTATAATGGGGGGCTTCGAGGGATACTTTGGGGTACCGTATTTGAACTGGGTCGATGCCGTTGTGGTAGGGGAGGGTCTGGAATTTATTTCGACCTGGGCGAAAAGTCCCGAGGCTGCAATGAACCTGCCGTGTGTCCTGAAACGAGATTCGAAAGAAGTATTCCCGTCGTATTCCGTGCCGTATGCGTATTCGCCACTTCTGCGGCTCAGTGGCGGCACGTTGTTTTATTACCTGGGCGGGCGTGGGTGCAAGGGAAAGTGTGGATTCTGCGCGACGTCGTGGGTTCAGCCTTATACTCAGTGCCCAGATAAATACATCGACAAAGTGATCAGCATGGTTGAATCAATGCCGAATGGAAAACTTGCGCTGATCTCCAATGATTCAAATTTTAAAAACAGAAGCAAGATTATCACGGCGCAATCTGTCCGCATTGTCGACTATTTGAAGGACCCTCTCGCGTACAAATCAAACATGAATCATTTCGGGGTTGAAGGCTGGACTGCAGAGCAGCGCCGGAAGTTTTCGAAACCAATCACCGACGAGCAGATCCAGGAAGTTGTCATAAAAACGGAGGCCGCGAAGCAACAATGCGAGCTTTTCATGATAGTGGGGTACCCTGGGTGGTCAATGGTCGACGTGGAAAACTTCGCGGCAATGTTTCCCCATAGTTTGAAGAACAGCCCGAAAATATACGTTAAGTGCACCTATTTTGATCCGTGCCCGCACACACCATTATCTGGTAGTGCGGTAAATCCAGAATTCTGCAACATTCCAGAAGTGTTCAAAATATTTAACTCACGTTCAAAACGTGTCAGGGTATTCCCGACGAGAAGCGCGGGCCGGTCCGCGTGGCGTACTGTTCTGCACCGGTGCACTCCCGACCAGGCCGGGATACTCGGACCGCAACCAAAAACGACTAACTGTCCGGAAGCGTTCGAGCTGTTTAAAAAGAATATCTCAGCAACGGGGCTGGCGCACCTACTCGACGAGTTTAAAGACAATCCGAATAATGTTATAAAGTGCTCTGTTCGAAAGGCTCTATAATGGCCCTGGTGTCAATACGGGAATATTCCCGAATGCGGGGGGTGTCGCACCGTGCGGTACAGAAGGCAATCGAAAGCGGCCGCATTAAGGTTTCAAAGTCTGAGGTTCACGGGCAAAAGATTTTTTATTTCATAGATCCGGAGTCCGCAAATGTAGCCTGGGCGCAGAATACTGACCCGGGAGCTATTAAAAAAACAGCCGGGCCAGTAACCGCCCCAACAATTGAACCGCCTCGGGAAACCGCCGCAACCGGATCGATGTACAATCAGGCCCGTACTATAAACGAAACGTATAAAGCAAAACTTGCACAGCTGAAGTATGAGGAAGAATCTGGAAAAAAAATCGACGCTGAAAAAGTGAAGGTGCTTTTTTTTAATAAAGCTCAGACTGTAATGCAAAACATGCTTAATATCCCGGATAGAATTTCCTCGATACTGGCGGCTGAGACGAATGAAAAATCCGTCCGGGATATTTTGGTATATGAAATCCGGGTTGCGCTGACTTGTATCGCCGATGGGAAGGTGTCGCTTGAAGGTACTTGAAGAAATTGAGATACATTTCAACGAGGGGATGCGCCCGCCTCCGGACTTCACCGTTTCGGAGTGGGCAGATAAACACCGCTCTTTGCCGAAAGCTTCATCGTCGGAACCTGGGCTTTGGAGAACGTCGCGAACCCCGTATTTAAAAGAAATCATGGACGTAATGAGTCCGAACTCTCATTACTCGGACGTCGTGGTAATGAAGGGTTCGCAGGTTGGATTCACTGAGGCGCTTTTAAATATCACGCTTTTTTATATGGCACACGCTCCGGGTCCGATACTTTCCGTTCAACCAACAATCGGTATAGCTGAAAAATTTTCAAAGCAGCGGCTTTCCCCGTCGATACTTGAATGCGTTCCGTTGCGCGAAAAAGTTGCGGACAATAAATCGCGGGATGGTGGAAACACTGTCCTGCAGAAAGACTTCCCGGGGGGAACGTTAATTCTGGGCGGTGCGAATTCCGCAGCGAACCTTCGTTCTATGCCGATTAAAACATTATTATTGGATGAGGTCGACGCATATCCCGAAGATTGCGACGGGGAGGGGGACCCGGTAGAACTGGCGAAAAAGAGAACAACAAATTTCAGTCAGCGGAAGCGACTGTATGGAAGTACCCCAACGATAGGAGGGATTTCCAGAATAGAAAAGCTGTTCAATGATTCCGACCAAAGATACTACTTTGTTCCGTGCCCGTTCTGCAAACATAAACAGGTCCTGCGGTGGGTGAATATCAAGTTTGAAAACCGGGACCCGAAAACCGTCCGGCTTATTTGTGAAAATGAAAGTTGCAAAGCGTCAATTTATGAACGGCATAAGACCGCGATGCTGGAGCAAGGTGAATGGCAGAAGAAAAACCCGGAATCAGACATTGCCGGGTTTCATATTTCTGCGCTGTATTCCCCGATCGGGTGGTATTCCTGGGTGGACGTCGTGCGGGATCACCTGGTTGCCCTGGGCGATGCGATGAAGCGAAAAGTATGGACAAATACAGTGCTCGGGGAAGTTTGGGACGATTCCACGAATTCAATTGATCATCATTGGTTGTACAAGCGGAAGGAACCATATGCGGCGACCGTCCCGAACGGTTCGGTGTGTATAACGGCCGGTGTCGATACCCAGGATGACCGGCTTGAGGCACAGGTTGTCGGGTGGGGTAACGAGGGTGAATCGTGGGTGATTGACTACTCGGTTTTTTATGGTGACCCGCATAAAATCGACGTTTGGAACAATCTCGACTTATACCTGTCACGACCATGGCGGCATGAGGTTCATGGTGAGATGATAATTGGAAGCACGTGCGTCGACGCCGGAGGTCACTGCACCGACGAAGTGTATTCTTTCTGTAAACCGCGACAATTCCGGCATATATTCCCGACGTTCGGACGTTCTGGCGTAGGAAAGCAATTGGTTGGCAAAGCGGTAAAGAGCAAACGGGCGGGGACATTCGTATTTTTCCTTGGTGTTGACCAGGGTAAAAGCACCATATACTCACGGTTGAAACTGCCGGAACAAGGGCCGGGGTACGTCCACTTTCCGGACAAATTGCCGTCGTTCACCGGGGAAGTGAGAGAGTTGCAGGAGGCATATTTCAGCGGGTTGACCTCTGAAAAAAAAATATTAAAGCAGGGTTCCGGGTTGCCGAAATTCGAATGGGTACTACCCGCCGGAAAAAGGAATGAACCACTCGACACGATGGTGCTTGCAATGGCAGCGCTTCAGATTTTGAATCCCAACATAGTTGATTTGACAAGGAAAAAGCTGGTATATAGTCCGATATCAAATACCTCCGCAACCGTTCGCGGTCAGCGGAGAATTATAAACAGCGGAATCAGGAGGTAATGTATGGCAGACGTAACATTGTCAGAAGCGAACGCGCACCTTGCGGTATGGATGGCGGCTGATTTGGCGGTTGCTCAAGGGCAGTCGTATTCAATCGCGGATCGGCAATTGACTCGCACGAACTCTGCGGAAATCCGTAAAAATGTGGATTACTGGCGGTCGATGGTGTCCAGACTTTCTTCAACTTCGGGCGGTTCCGGACCGCGCGTTTCTCGCGTGATTCCGCGCGACATGTAGTCGCTCACGGAATTTTAAGGCGTTTTAGTGTGGTCTGCGGTGGCTCCCGGTGGTGCGCGTGGGTCGCCAGTGGGAGGCGCGGAAAAATGACGTTGTCAAGAAAAAATAAACGCAATATATTCGAGGTATGAAGGCTCCAGTTATAAAGGGCAATATAATTGATCGGATCGTGAGTTATGTAAATCCTATTGCGGGGGCTCGCCGACTTCGCGCCAGGCTGGGCCTTGCCGATTTCTCCGCGTCCGGATACAATTATTTCGGCAGCGGTAAGCAAAGTATGCTCGGTGCTTTTGCCTCTCCAAATAGTGCTCAGGTTGACACTGGCACAAACATTTCACCTATGCGAGCAAGTTCCCGCGACATGTACATGAACGCCCCTATTGCGACGGGAGCGCTCAAAAGATGCCGGACAAATATCGTCGGGTATGGCCTGTCGGTTCAAGCGCGGATTGACCGTGGAATTCTCGGAATGTCCGATGATGAGGCAGAGAAGTGGGAGCAAAAAACCGAACGCGAATTTAATTTCTGGGCGAATTCAAAGAACTGCGACGCGAGTCGGACCCAAAACTTTTTTGATTTGCAGCGCCTTGTCATTATGTCGAAAATGTTGTCCGGGGATTGCTTCGCGCTGCCGGTTTACAAAGCGCGTCCGGGGTGGCCGTATGAACTTTGTTTTAAAATTCTCGAAGCTGACATGGTCAGCAACCCGTTGTATTCCGTCGATAGTGATGCGATTGCCGGAGGGGTGAAATTATCTGGTGACGGCGAGCCGGAGGGGTACTGGATAAGCAAAACCCATCCGGGCGGGCTCACTCCGTCGTTTACGTGGGATTACGTGCCCGCGTACAATTCGGCAGGGCGCCGGAATGTTTACCACATTTTCGAACGTGACCGGCCGGGCCAGGTGCGCGGCGTTCCTCTTCTGGCACCGGTGATTGAATCGCTCAAAATGATCACCAGGCTTTCAGAATCGGAATTAATGGCTGCGGTTGTTACCTCGTTTTTCACGGCGTTTATTAAGTCAAGTTCAGGCGCCGATATCATGGCCGACGGGCTTCCTGCAAGCGCAAAGGTTACCGACCCCACAGACACCAGCAAACTGACATATGAAATGGCTCCCGGGTCAATAATCGGACTTGCTGAAGGTGAAGATGTCACCATGGCCGATCCGAAGCGCCCGAACGGTGCCTTTGAACCATTTTTCCAGGCAATAGTAAAAGCGATAGGGTCCGCAATTGAGATCCCCGCAGAACTTTTACTCCTGAATTTTACCGCAAGTTATTCGGCAAGCCGTGCCGCACTTCTTGAAGCGTGGAAGTTTTTCAATACAGAGCGGGCATGGATGGCGACGGAATCCTGTGCACCATGCTATGAAGAATGGCTTTCAGAGGCGGTAATGAAGGGGTTTATTGATGCGCCGGGCTTCTTTTCAAGTGAACGGCTTCGGGCTGCATGGTCCGGCAGCGCGTGGAGTGGTCCTGGGCAGGGGCAGCTTGATCCGGTTCGCGAAACAACGGCAATGGTAATGAAAATTACTAACAATTTGTCAACACACTCGAAAGAAGTCGCTTCCATTGACGGTGATTCCTGGGATTCTATGATTTTGCAGCGGTCGCGAGAAAATAAGGTTGTCGAATCGCACGGGTTAAAGCCGATTGTCGCCGGGGCGGCCGTTCCGTCTGAAGAAGACGACGACACGGAAACCGATGATGAAAAAACTGTTCCAGCGGACAATAAACCTGTTCCACCGGAAGAGGAAAACGAATGAAACGTGCCGTTGATTGGGTGCTGAATCATGTTTGGGCTATTCTCCCTGAAACGCTCCAGACAATAATTGATGTAGCGTCCGGAGAGAACTCCGATAGTGTTGAAAAGTTTCTGCATGGAAGAGAATCCGACACAGTGCTCGGGGCACCGGCTTCCCGGGTAGAAATGCGGGACGGTGTGGCGGTTATAAGTATCACCGGGCCGATTTTTCCGCGTGCGAACCTGTTCACAAATGTCAGCGGCGGGACTTCAATTCAGATGGTTGCGAAAGATTTTACAACCGCACTTCAGAA